TGATCAATTATTAGTCTATCAATGGCAGATTTACATTCTACGCCATTATATTCCCAATAAATTTCAAGTTCATTTTCAATAAACAAGTCTTCTGTATTACCAAATAAAGAATTTTGTTCGTTAAAAATTAACTCTTTTGCTATTTTATGATCACATATCTTAGATTTTATATCAATTAATTTATTATTTACAGAAGGAGATACCACTACTAATTGCATTGATGTTAGTTTAATTGATTTTATATAATCTTTAAACTGATCTTTCAAAGAATTTGCCTTTTCTACAATCTTTTCATCTGATTCTTTGGTAGAATAACACTCTTTATATGCTCTTAATAATATTTCTTCTTTATTACCACTTCTGTATCGTGCAACTTTATCACAAAAATCCTTTTGTTGTTGACTTTTAGGAGTTTCATAATCAAGAAACACATAATTTTTATCAAATATATCTGGTTGTAATAGATAATAATGAACCATTTTACCTTTTTTAAAGATAAAAGGATTCTCTTCATCTATTTCTTTCTCCATTCGCATCTTAAAATACTTAGGAGATATTTGAAACCAGGATAAAGATGAATTACTTACTCGTTTTACACTGTAATAATCTTCCATATTACATTGCTAATCGTTTTACATTTTCTTTAGAAAATATATGAGTTTCATTATTTTGTGAAAGTAATATGTAATTTTGGGTTGTCTCGTCAAAGGTGAATTCTTTTACATTAAAAAAATCTAAAGAATCATCATTGGTGTCAATCATTATATGGTTATACATTACATTTAGTTTTAATTATGTTTATTACTTCATCTATATGTTTTTGATTTCTAGGCATAAATATATCTGCTTTAATGTTTTGTTCATTTAATAAATGTTTAAACATTTTCCATCGTAATGGGAAAGCATCATTTGGATTCCCTTTGGTTTCTATTATAAATAGACTACCATCTGGGTAATTGCCTACAAAATCTGGGGTATATGTAATACCTTTAACAATAGGTTTTATCTGCTCGAATTTTTTGTAATCTTTTTTCTTTACTAATTCATAGCAAGAATTATTGAACACAAAAGATTCTAATAAATTAAATTTAACAGAATCATAATTAAAAGTTATTGATAGTTCTTGTAATTTCTTGTAACAATATAATTCTAGTTTGCTTTTAAATATTATACCTTCATATTCAAGAACTGTTGCATTACGAACTTTCTGATTCGTTGTGTTGTTCATTTAACAATTCTTTTAACATTTCTAAGGTTTTGTCTTTACCAAATTCTTTGATAAAGTCGCTTATATCTTTTATTTGATATAAGTCTAGATAATGTTTAGGTATAAATGTACGAGGTATTGAATATTTGTCTGATAATTTTAGGGAACCTTGTATACCACCCTCGTCATAATCAAATAAGATTATTATGGTTTTAAACCTAATTCTTAAATGATCCATTATTATCTTTGGTATACTGGATACTTCACTTTGTGGTGCTATAGAATTATAACCAAGTTCATATAATACCATTACATCCTTTAGAGATTTTGTTATTATTAAAAGATCTCCTGTCTCACATAATTGTTCTAATCCTTGTATATCGAATGAGGAACAATTATTTCTCCACTTTTCTAATCTTTTAGAATATGGTCTATATATTTTAAACCGATCATATATACTATAAGCATACATTGGTTCTTTTTCTGTATAATTGAAATATTGCATTTCGTTTATCCAGAATGTGTTAATAGGAAAAACCTTATATAGTTTTAATGTTTCTTTGGATATATTATATTTACTCCAAAACTCTAAATCTTTATCTGTATAGTTTTTCTTTTTAATTTCTATTAAATTCTTTGTTTCGTTTTGTGCTTCAAATTTATCTGTTGCTTTACGAAATGAAATAGATTTATGTACAATTATATCTTGCCACACTTTTTTCAAAGCTTCGTGGTATTTTAATTCAAATAACAATTGTACTAAATTAATTACATTTCCAGATTCTCCTGTAGCGAAGTCTTTATATATTAAAAGACCTTTTTTATTACGGTATAAGGACCACGAAGGGTGTTTGTCTTTACGAAGTGGAGAATTAATAGGTTTGTTTATTTTGATTTCCTTACCTAGATAATAACAGTATATATAATAATCATTTACTAAAGATAATATTTTATCAATAGTTATGTTATCTTCTACTTCTCTAGTGTTATACATTTAAAAGTAATAAAAAGGGGGCATTGGTATACCCCCTTTGGATATATATTAGAAAGGTAAATCGTTCTCAGTTTGAGCAACTTCGGCAGGAACCGTTTCTACAGTAGGAGTCAAATCCAATTTGTATGGATTTTGGGTACTTTCTACTTTGTCTGGCGAATCCTTTGTCATTTTGTCAATTGACAAAATCTCTAAAGTTGTTTTTTCTGTGTCCATTCTTTCGATAAATGGAACATACTTTGGAAGAGATGTAAAGTTTTTATCTGAATAAACTACTTTTATTCTTACTTTTACACCTACGTATTTATTACCTAACAGTTTAAGATATTGTGAACAGAATTCTTTAAAGTCATCATTCATAATTTCAATTATGAAATCGTCTTCTTTAATAAATTTTGTTGCAATATGTTTTAGTCTTATCATTTGATTTTTACGTTTATTCTCTAGAATATTACCGTCTTTATCTTTAGGTTCATATTCAGTGTGAGTTAAAAGTTTACCATCTTTTTCAAATGTAAAAACTAAAAATGGATTGAAATTTGGACTAATCTTATATTCAATTGTTTTAAGTACGACGTTATCATGAATTCCAACATCTATGAAATTTCTTTGTCTACCTTCTGAATTTATTGTTTTATTAATTATATATGGCATAATATACTCCTTAATTGTTTAATACTTTATTGACTTTTTGAATGAACAGTGAATAATCATTATCCATCTTTTCTTGTGTTTCGTTTTCTAAAAACATAGGTGGTGTTTTTGCAGAAGATTTGCCATCTGAATTCAACGTAATATAATAATTACGTTTACCATCAACGACATTCATGTCTGCATAATGCACTATGGTAAAGTCTTTTTCAACCATACCTTTCCACTCTTTCCCTTTAATCATAATACGTTTTTCAACTGCACCTGCTTCAGTTTCAATCCATTCATAATGGGCTGTAACTACTAAGTGTTTATTATAATTTTTAATAAGGTACATGAGTTTACCTATTTCCTCGTTGTAAAAATTCCAAATATCAAAGTTTTTCTTTGTATCTCTGGCGGTTTTTAACACACTATCCATATAAGCTGAAAAACTATCAAGTACGACAACTTTTATGGATGGATTTTTAGCATATTCGATAATTTTCTGATAACATTCTTGCCAATTATTGGGAGCACTATAGTGTTTAAACTTGTTAAGAAATGGCAAAGGTTTTGTTTCCATGTTTATGTAACCTGTTGTTTCAGGGTCCATATTACGGAACGCCATTGTCTTACCTCTACCAGACATACCAACTAATGCAAATTGATATGCTGTAGTCATGTTTATTTTGGTTTTATAAATAAGTTGCAGCGCACTAAATCACTAACTGAAATTGCTCTTGGGTACTTTTACGCCCTCAGTGGTATTCTTATTCTTTTGGACAGAATTGGAATTGTGATTTATACCTGCGATTTCTGTACGCTACAACCTATTGTAATTAGTAATTGAAACTATTTACTTTGTCAAATATTTACGTCCATGACGATCTTCTTTGATCCAGAATTTATTACCATCTACATAGATAAATTCTTTACCAAACCAATCAACGTAAATATCAAACTGATTGTAACCTATCTTTACCCAGTTATCAAAGATATGTACTTTTTCTTCAGAAATTGCTTCATGAATAAAAGATATCGGGGTTACTGATAAAGGGCGTTTGTTGTGTAAATTAACGTTTATGTTAATTTCATTTACACTTACTTCGGAATTATCATCGTCTTCTACAACAAGGAGATAATCCTCACTGTTTTCAGATGAATACTTCTTAAGTCTTTTGATGACCTTATCAAAATCACTTTTGAGATCATATGCTTTAAACTTACGACCATCAAGATGATCGAGTTTTCTTGAATCAGTTTCTACTCTGTAGTCATAATCAACACTGCCTATGGTATCACCAAAGACAATCAGATTACCCTCTTCAATATTTTTAAGACTTTTACATCTCAAAACTTTTGGTTGTTCGGTTAATCCGAGTTTGTTAATTTCTTTTGCAAGTCTGGCTACATAAAAACCATAATCTGCATCACTGTTGAGTACTACAAATGGCATGGCTTTTGCAACTTTTTTTGTTTTTGACGAATGTGTCATAGGAAGAATACGAGAAACTGTTTCTGTGAAATTTGATAATCTTAAATAATTTTTCATTTGATTTTCCTTTCTTAATTTAAAGTACACTCCTCAATGGAGTTATACTTAAGGTTATTAACGAATGTTAATATTTTGGGTTCTCCTTCTCGAACTTTTAGGAAATGCATATAGACCCGGTCTTTAACAGGCAAACCGCTTGGGTGTTCGATTGTTCCAGGTCCATACTCATTCTCTTTAATACCTAAAAGTTCAGGTCTGTGTAATACGATTACATAATCAGAAGCTTGAAATACACTATCTCCACCAAAAATATCTTTACGCATAGGATAATGCATATATTTATTAATGACTCTTTCACTACTTTCAATATCTCTGTTCATTTGACTAATTTGAATGATAGTTGTCGTACCAATCTTTTTAGCTGACATAAACACCTTTTCCAACTCATATAATGTCTCTCTCTCTTTATCACCAGAGAATCCTCTAGTTAATAAAGTATGATCGAGAATAACCAATAACCATTTGTTAAGAGCTAAGGTTCCTTGAAAGTGTTCAATTGTTTTACGTATTTCATCAACAGTACCAGGGCAATCTACATAATAGATAGGGTATCTGCTAATTTGTTCTGCATGTTTTTTAATACTACTAAAGTCTTCATCATTTATTTTGTTAGACTCATCATCGGTATTACTACTGTAGAGTTCGCTGGTTGTCCTTTTCATTCTATATGATAACTTCCTGCCAATTTGGCGAGATGCTAACATTTCAAAGTTAAAAGATAACACAATAAAGTTTTCATCTCTGTTTAAATCAAATAAGTCTGTTTCCAAACTATTTGCAACAGCAGACTTTCCACTACCGCTTATACCGGCAAATGTGTAAATAGTATTGGGTTCTATACCGCCCATACATTGTTTATTAAATTTCTTCCATCTTGTCTTTAAAGACTTGTTAGTTCCGTTACGTCTACTATCAATATACTTAAGTATTTCGATGGTTGGCTCTTTAATATGTCTATATTGTAGTATATTATTCGATGTCTGTTCCATATGGAATTGAAATTTCACCTGGAGTAGAGACTCGATTACCAGAATCAGAGTCTGCATATACTTTCCAAGATTCAGATGATAGCCACATTGGCATACGTTTCATAAAAGATAACTGTCCTCTACGAGTACGGTCTTCTACTTCTAATCTAAGACATTTGAGTAATAATTGGTGCTTGTTAACATCATTACCTACAATATTACGGTATAAAAGCTTGCTTCGTTTATGATCTACTCTAAGATAATCATAGTTTCCGTCTGGTCGTAAAACTCTAACTGGGAAAGTCTCATAGAATTCATCAAATGAATCATTTTGAGTTTGAAAGAGTCTTACAAATTTATCAGAAACTACTATGGTTGTTAGTATTGCATTTTCATTAGGCGGAGACTGAATAAATTCAGTTTCGTAGAGATGATCTAAATCTTCTTTTAGATTATTTAAAGTTGATGTTGCCCTTAAATAACGTTCAAGAAATTTTAGGTTTTTCTCATGAGCAAGTTTTAATATTACATAGTGGTGAACCGATATTCTGCATTCTGCTAAATATCTCAGGTCTACTTCTATTATCATACTTTATTTTTTAATAAAGAGGTAGTAATATTTGATACAGAATGAAAAATTTGTTAATTTTTTAATACCTTTTTAAATATTATTTTATTTTTTTTGATTGTTATTACTCGCTTAAACACTATCTTTTTGAATAAATTTAAATGTTTAAGTTTGTCAGGAGTAACTGTAATTTTAAATATACTCCGTAGTGCATCTTCTTTAGATTTTATTTCACATACCTTAAATAGAGGATATATATAATCAATTAAATCTAAAGCAAGTCTTAATTCTTTATTTGATGGATTATTAGATTCTTTAAGGAATAACTTATCCATCAAATCGTAGTCATTTTTATCATATTCAATATATATTAATTGTTTATGATTACCACATTCAACTTCATCAAAGAAGTCTGATAACGGTCTAGACATATTATTCAGTATTTAATCCTAATAATTTATTACAATTATATTTATAATTTCCATCTAAACTCCAAATTCCTTTGGTATTAGTGTTTTCATTAATTAGAAATAATTCTGAATAATTATCATCTAAATGCCATATAAAATCTTTGAAGTGTAAAAAGAAACAATCTTTAGATACAAAATCTGTAAAATGAATATGTTCATTTGGTATTCCTAATTTTTTTGATACTTCAAACAAATCATTGTGATTACATGGGAATGGATATTTAGAAGGATCTTCATACCTACTTGTTACAATATGAACTTCAATGTTTTGATCTATTAAATACTTAGCATATTCTTGAACAGAACTAAAACTTAAAGTATCATCAAAATCAAAACTAACTTTTTTCATGTTGTAATATTGGTAAATTTTTTCTTAATTCTAATTCTTCTTCAAATAAATCTTTCATATAACCATTAGTCCAACCACCATCTAAAATTGCTTGTATGTGATCAATAGTCATATCTTTTATTAGAACCCATTCTGTTTTAGGAAGACGCTTCATATCTTTATCATAATTTCTTCCCCAAAATGTAAATTGTCTTGGATGAATATTTTGAGATTCTAATATAGTCTTCTCTTCGTCTAACCAAATTTTTGAAGTATCTGGTAATAAATTTAAATTTATTAATACTTGTCCAACCCTTTGGTCTGGATTTTCTTTCCAATAAGTACGAGCTTTTCTTGGCATGTAACTAATTGGATTTTCAAGATTCCATCTAATTGACAATTTTTGCCAATCAACTAATCTTAAAAATACTGGTATTCTTTCTGATAATCTCATCTTTTGAATGTAGTTAATGATGTTAATATTTTTTAAAACAGTGTTAATTGGGGATTGATAATTAAGTCAATAATTTTTTGAGTACTATTAATATAATAAGCATAATCAATATTATATTTATCAAAGTCTTTGTATTCAAGGTAATCATTAAATATAGTTACTCTCTTATTTACTTCATAATTACTTACTTTATCTTCTTCTTCACAAGACTTAAGTAATACACCACCATTTGTTGAAACATAATATCTTACTGATTTCTGTAACTCTTGTTTTTGATAATTTCCATTTTTAATAGTATGGAATTCATTTGTAAATTTATCGTCTATCCTTTTTGCAATGCAGAAATCGTAAATATCTTTATGTTCTTTTATAGTTGTAGTAATTGGAATGTTATTTATAAAGTAATTATACAATGCTATTGATACAATTGGTTTGTCCCAGCCTTTGTTAAGTGGGTCAGTACTATTATTAAATTCTTGACTTATAGTCTTAGTAAATATACCCTTCTCTTTTATTTTCCCATTCTGTTTAATTGCTAGATAATTATTAACATCTCGTCTTATGTATTTTTTATAATAGACATATTCTAATTGATAGTTAGTTTCTTTCTCCCAACTTTGACAAATTTTATTATAAAGATCTAATTTATCTTTATTTACCAAAGTGGTTATACCATCTGTATTTGCTGATATAATTTCAAAACCATTTAATACCAATCTTTCTATTAACATTAATACATACAATTGACCATTAATAGTTATTTGTGTATTAACTAATGGATCAAATAAAAATGAAAATTTACTCAAAGTTTTACCTATGGCAGAATTCATTATCAACTTTAAGCCTTCAGATTTTATTTTATTACCTTTTTCTTTTTCAATTAATCTATTGTCTCTAATTTGTATAAAGTTCTTTAAAAACTTATTACCCAAATGTTCTGGAGATAAACTATGATTAATTAAAGTGGCTGGATACATTGAACCGATATCCGCATCTATTATATAGGTATTGTTGGTTTCTTCAAACATTTTTGGATCATCTTCAGAATGTAATCCTCCAATCCCAAGTTTATATGTTTTGTTACCAAATGTTATTTTTCTTGAAAAGAATGGTTGATCTTTGTAGTATATATGATCTTTTATCTTTACAAGTAATTCATTTAATTCAGGAGTATTAAAATAGATTTCTTTAAATACTACCCAATCAAATTTTATGAATTTTCGTTCTGTTCTTAGGTCTTTAAATTCTTTAACTTTAAGACCTGTTGCTTCTGAATAAAATTTTTCTAGCAGTCTATTGGCTATACCTGTATCTGATTCGTTAAATAAATCTACTTCATATTCTTTTGATAATTCATATCTAAATTTTATTGCGTTTAATAAATGATAGTATAATTGTTCAGTTATTAATACATCATTTAAATTATAATTACATATCAAATCTACTTGGTCTTTAGTTATTACTGAATCAGGCGGTAATGGTAGATCTTGTAATTTTGGCCATTTAAGGGAAACTCCTAATAGTTTTAAAGATTTTTTATACCTACCAATTTTCATCAAATCTATTGACTTAAAAGGTAAATTATATTTATAATCTTTAGTTTTTTCTTTTATTATTTGCATTGCTAATTTGTGAATGTTTTTAGTTGTTACATTCGGTTCTAACATACAAATATCAAAACTATACTTGTTTATAAAATTTAAAATTTGATTATCAAAATAAAATGAGTTATAACCAATAAACCAAGAAGTAGAATTGCTTTGAATAAATTCTAACAACTCTACTCCCTGATTAGTGTCTTCAAATATGATAAATCTTTTAATTTCTTGAGATTTTGGATTTTTAAATGTTACACAGAAAAAATTAACAAAAGTTTCTATGTCATAAATCCATGTCATATTTATTCAGTTTTTTGTACTTTTTCTTTTTGTTTACGTTCTTCTTCTTGTTTTTGCAACATGGCAATATTTTTCTTAATTATGCCTCGTTTTTTACCTAGTTCACTAGGATACTGTTTGGTTACTATGGTCTTATAAGTAATACGAGAAGGAGTCTTAATTGTTACAGATTCTTTACTTAATTTCTTAAATATTTTGACCATTAATGGTTCCCCATCTTTACCTAAAATTATTATAGGTTCAGGATGTTTATTACTCTTGAAAACCATTGGAATATACTCATACTCTGGTATATACACAGGCATAATAAATTCTTCTATTGTTGGTTCTGATTTATTATAATCAACAACCTTCTCTTTAAATAATTTATTAAACCTTTTATTAGGTTTTGTTATTACTGTACCAATAATATTACCATCTTTATCCTTAGTTTTAAGTTTGCGAGTTATTGTCTCTTTATTATACTTAACATTGTCCTTTTTGTATATTACCTTTTTTAATTTAGGCATAACTACAATAAGTTGATGTTTAGCATCTCTATCATATAACTTTTGTTTTTTAGATGGTTTTTTAGTAA